GCACCAACAAGAGGTGTAACAGATTTCGTCCATTTATTAGTGCCAACAGAATCAGCAGTACTAATAGAAAAAGCATCATGATAACAAGGAATACGCAACATTTCTATAAAACTCATTTCATTGGATGAAGCAGCACCAGAACTAGACATTGGACGCAAAGAATTATTAGAATGAGTTGAAAGCATATGAGTTAAATCACTATCATTTGATGATGTCATATGAGGTAACGCTTTTTGCTTAAAACCAGAAGCAGAGGTGTTGGTATTAACTTGAATAGTCAATTCACCATTATCTATTCTACTCAATATATCTTCAATCTGTTGTTTAGCAACATCCAGAGCTTTGCGAGATGGTTTCTCCATGAAAGACTCAATAGAACGAGTGAGAAGAGGTGTTTGATTAGTAACAGCAGGAAGTTCACCAGTAGGAAATTCAGGATCAGCATCAATAAATCTTGCATAAACACGAACTGATACGGTTCCACTAGCAGCAACATCCTGCAAAACACTATATACAGAAATATAAAAATCTCCAATTGTACCTTCTTCACTTAGTAGATTATAGAAAACAAAAGGATTAGAAAAAGGTACAGTAAGAGAAGCTCGTGTATCATCCATCAAATCTAAATTAACACGTGGAGAACCTGATCTAGTTACAATACCTTGTAAATCAGAATCATGCATAGCTTTCTTGGCAGAATTATATTTTGCATTAGGTAGATAACTAATAAGTAAATTACCAGCTTGGAATTTCTGATTTTGAATAAGAACAACAAACTCTATTCCTCCACGCATACCATAAAATCTAGAGACTTTCTCACGAATGCTTGGAATTGCAAGTAAAACATTAGGAAATCTATAAGTTTTAAGAACTTGTCCACGAGTATTATTCTTTTGCCAATTAAAAGAATCAATCTGATGCAATCTGCTAAGAAAATCAGGAATACGATGAGTTTTATTTTCTGCAGTTGCTCCTGTAATTACAGTAGGATCAAGAGAAGTTTTAATTTCTGGAGCACGCATATCTTCATTGACACCCTCATCTTGTAATGTCAAAATTTGTATTTTCTCCTCAGAGTTAGAGAAAACTTTCTCATTAGTAGTTTCATTATTAAAAGCAGCAAGTCAGTTTCTTTCATTGATTGACGACTTAATCAGATCAATGGCACCTAGCTATCCTGGATTTTAGAGGGCTGCTCAAGGACATCCTGGATGGTAATGTTAAATAACACGCCTAATATCTAAATAGCACACATTCAAAATTAATGACTAGGAATTTTCCTTTCGAATGGAGATCACATTTAGACTGCACAAGAGTTTTCCTTCTTTATTTGCTCTTGAAGTTTATCTGGTAAGCAAGAAATGTCAATCTTACGACGTTTTTGTTTGGGATCAACTAGGAAAGCAAGAAATTTGAAACGAGATTTAACGTTTATTAAACGTTCAACACAAATGTGAGCAATTTTATTATCATGATCAATATAAACAAAGCCATTCTTGTGTTTACGTTTCATTTTTTCACAAACTGATGAAGGAATTAGGCCAGCTTGCAAAAGTTTACGCGAATATTCAGAATCAAGATCAAAGTCAGTGTTTGTAACGTGAAGAATGTAATTATTCTTAGATTCCCACAGGGGGAGTTCAAGTGTTTTAGTTTTATATTCTTCATAAGTAGCAAATCTAAAGTTGATCTTATGTTGGGTACATTTTCTTTTAAAAATACGAACGTAGAATTCAAACACTTCTTTTGAATGAAGTGAAAGTTCACGCATGCAAACATCTATGTTTGCTAAGAGAATGTCATGTTCTAGTGTTCCTTTCTTTGTCCATTGTGGTATTTCAAGAATAACATCTATATCAAGTGGAGCAATATGTCGATTAGCTACTTTATCTTTTATAAATTTTCTTTTGAGATAACCACATTCTGAGAGATCCTTAACAGCAGCGAATTGCATGTTCTTTGACTCATCAGTGTATTCATGGCCAATAATTTTAAAAGATTCACTAATAGTATTCATGTTAAACCACTCAACAATAGATTCACTTATAGCAATAAGATTGTCATCTCCATATGCTACCATAGCAACATACAGATTGAAAAAATGCATTGTTGCCAATTCAGGACAATGTTTTCGTGCAATGAGGATGTATACGATGCGCACAATAATACTATTATAAATAGAATTAAGTACAGCAGTCAAAGGACATCCTGATGGTTGAGAGTGGGTACATTGATAGATTACATTTCCATTTATATGAATTGCATTAACAATATTTAGCCACAATCCACGTCGAATTAAAGCATTTTCCTCTCCATCATCATACCAATCATTAATCATATCCAAAATATACCAAAGAATTTGAGAAGAAAGAGAACCATCAAAGTTACTGAAATCGCCAGCTCCAACTTTATTAGATTTAGCAAGAATTTTTCTAGCAATTATATCCCAATCCATTGAAAATACATTAGTTCCAGTTGAAATTTCATTATGATTACGATTGTGCATTATCCAAGCAGCAAATCCAAGGAAGTACATTCTAAAAGCAAGAGTAAAATGAACTGGCCCAGCACAAAATACACGAGTTTTGCC